ATGGGTAATATAGTTAAAGGACTATTGAATGATGGTGCAAAACTAGGCGTTTCCAGTAGGGGTATGGGGTCTGTGACCCAAAAGAATGATGCACAATATGTCCAAAACGACTTCATGCTTGCAACTGCAGCTGACATCGTGGCAGACCCTTCTGCACCAGACGCTTTTGTGGATGGTATTATGGAAGGTGTTGAATGGATAAATGAAAGCGGTGTATTTAAAGCCGTAGAGATTGAATCATGGAAAGACCAGATTCGACAAACCAAACAACGCCATTTGGAAGAGAAGAAGTTAGAAATCATGAAAAACTTCTTGTCTAAACTATAAAAGTTATAAATACAATGTAAAGAACAAATAATTTCGTTCTTAATTTGTAATTATAGTAAAATTCATAGGGGAATATACACATGTCAGATGAAATAAAAAATCAAGACGAAGTAACTGAAGCTTCAGCTCCAGTTGCTAACAAGGGTGTAGTAACTCCAGAAAAAGACCCAGTTAAGAAGTCTATTGCTAGTGTTGACAAAGCAGGTGATGCTACAAAATCTAGTAAGAAAAGAAAAGGTGATAAAGACCAAGGTGATAAAGTAGCTCCTAAACAGGAAGAGACTGAATCAGACGAATTAGTTGTAGAAGATATGACTAAAATGGAAGCTTTGAGAAGTATCATTGAAGAACTTAAGGGTTTTGAGAAGGAAGACATCCAGTCCTTAGTCAGCGAAATGATGAAAAAAGATGGAGAAGATGATGATGAAGAAGACGAAGATGAAAAGTCTGAGTCAACTAAAGCAGACCTTCTCAAGAAAATTGCTGAACATTTCAAATCTGAGGACGAAGAAGTTGTGAAAGAAGCTTTAACTGCAATCTTAGAAGCATCTAAAGAAGAAGATGACGAAGACGAAGAAGATGACGAAGAAGAAGTCTCTGAGTCTAAGAAAGTTGCTAAAGAAGAAGATGACGAAGACGAAGAAGAAGATGAAGATGACGAAGAGAAGTCTGAATCTTACGATATGTCAGACGACATCGATGCTTTAGTTGGTGGTGAAGACCTTTCAGAAGAATTCAAAAACAAAGCAAAAACAGTTTTCGAAGCTGCTGTATCTGCAAAAGTTAGAGATATCAAAGAAGAACTCGAATCTCAAAAGAGAGACGAGATTGTTGAAGCATCTAACGAAATCAAAGATGAACTAGTTGAAAAAGTAGATTCATTCTTAGGTTATGTTGCAGAAGAGTGGGTTAAAGATAACGAACTTGCAATCGAAAGAGGATTAAAGTCTGAGTTAACAGAAAACTTTATACAAGGACTTAAATCATTATTTGAAGACCATTATGTTGAAGTTCCAGATGACAAATTAGATGTCGTTGACGAACTTGCAAGTAAAATCGAAGAAGTAGAAGCTAAACTTAACGAAGAAGTTTCTAAAAACATCGATTTAACATCTGAAAGAGATGAACTTGTACGAAACAAGGTGGTTTCAGAAGTTTCACAAGACTTGACAGAAAGTGAAGTCGAGAAACTTGGAAAATTAATTGAAGACTTAGACCAAGATGAAGATTTTGAATCTAATGTCAAAACAATTAAAGAATCTTACTTTAGTGACTCTAAAGAGAAATTACAGTTAGATGAAGAAGTGGTTAGTGATAGCGATGAAAATACTTCGACTGAGGAAAAAATCCTTGACCCAAGTATGGCTGCATATTCTGCCGCATTAGGAAAAGTTGACCCTAACAAATATAGGTAAGGTCACTTTAAATATTAACACTTTTTAAAAATAAGGGGAAACATAAAATGTTTATGTCAGAAACTTTACAAGAGAAGTGGCAGCCAGTATTGAGTCATCCAGATTTACCAGAAATCAGTGACCCTTACAAAAAAGCTGTAACTTCTGTGGTTCTAGAGAACCAAGAAAGAGCCTTTAATGAAGAGAATGGAGTATCAAACCTTCAAGAAGCATCACCAGTTAACGCTGCTGTTGGTTCTGATGGTTCTGGGATTGCAAACTGGAATCCTATTCTAATCTCATTAGTTAGAAGGTCTCTTCCTAACCTAATTGCATACGACATCTGTGGTGTGCAACCAATGACTGGCCCTACAGGATTAGTTTTCTGTATGAAGGCTAGATATAACGATAACACTTCAAGACTTGCTATGACTGAAGCGTTATTTAACGAAGCTGATTCAGATTTCTCTGGTGCTGGAACACAAGCAGGTACAGACCCATTTGGGGATGCAGCTACTTATGCAACTGGTACTGGTATGACTACAGCAGCAGGTGAAGCTTTAGGTGATGTTGAAGCATCTAACCCATTCGCTTCTATGGCTTTCACAATCGAGAAAGCAACTGTAACTGCTAAGACAAGAGCTCTTAAAGCTGAATACACAATAGAACTTGCACAAGACCTTAAAGCAATTCATGGTCTTGACGCTGAAACAGAACTTGCAAACATCCTTTCTGCTGAAATTCTTGCAGAAATCAACAGAGAAGTTGTAAGAACTGTTAACATCCAAGCAAAAGCTGGTGCTCAAACTGGTGTTGCTAATGCTGGTAGATTCGACTTAGATGTTGATTCATCTGGTAGATGGTCAGTTGAGAAGTTCAAAGGTATGCTTTTCCAAATTGAGAGAGATGCCAATGTAATCGCTAGAGAGTCAAGACGAGGTAAAGGTAACTTTATCCTTTGTTCATCTGATGTTGCTTCTGCATTATCAATGGCTGGAATGTTGGACTATGCGCCTGCACTTAACACTGAGTTAAATGTTGATGACGCTGGTAACACATTCGTAGGTGTTCTAAATGGTAAGTACAAAGTGTACATTGACCCATATTACACTCTTGACCCAGTTAGTGGTCATAGTAACGAAGGTTACATGACTGTTGGTTATAGAGGTTCTAACCCATATGACGCTGGTGTTTTCTACTGCCCATATGTTCCATTACAAATGGTTCGTGCGGTTGGTGAGAATACTTTCCAACCAAAAATTGGTTTCAAAACTAGATATGGAATGATTTCAAATCCATTTGTAGGTGCGACTCCAAGTGATGGTCTTGCGTCAGCAGGTTCAAACTTCTACTACAGAAAAGTTGAAGTAGAAAATATTCTATAATACTTTTTAAAAGTCGTAGACTTTTTGTTAAAAGGGACTCTTCGGAGTCCCTTTTTTTATACCTATAGTGCAAGTGTTATAAATACATGTATGGCAACAGATAGACAAATAACAACTGCATCATGGGCTGGTAATCTTCCAGAGAATCTATCCTATCTTGCACCAACTCAATTTGAATTATTAATTAAGAAATTACCTAATACAAAATACTTTGCAACTGGAGTAAATGTACCATCTATAGATGTTGCAGAAATTCAACAACCCACTAGATATGGTGCAAATGTAAAAGTTCCTGGCGATAAGATTTCTTATGGTGCAATTACAGTTACATTCATAGTTGATGAAAATATGGAAAACTGGACTGAATTATATGATTGGATGTCTCAAATCACTAGTTCTACAGATGCAGAAAAATATAGAACTCTAGTAGGTGCAAACAGAAGGGCAAATGAACCTTATGATGGTTCTGGAGACCCAGATGCAGTATATTCAGATATGACTATTGTGGTCACAACAGCTGCAAATAACCCTAACAGATACATTAGAATAAGAGATGCATTCCCTACAAACTTGGGAGAAATTACTATGGATACCACTGTTGCTGGTGGATTATCATATGTAACATGTAATGCATCTTTCCAATTTACTACATTTGAAATAGCAGCCACTTCATAAAAAGGTGGACAAATACCATTTTAGTGGTATAATTATAGTATGACATTAGAACAAATACAAAGTATGTGGAAGGCCGATTCTGTAATCGACCAGATTGATTTAGATAAAGCATCTTTACAAACACCTTCTTTACATGCAAAATACCTAGAACTCCTAAACGAAAAGAGACTATCTCTTAAATCGTATGAGGTCAAGTATAATCAACTTTTAAAGACTAAATGGATGTGGTATACCGATAAGTTATCTAAAGAGGAAATGGATGACTTAGGGTGGTCTTATGACCCATTTGATGGGTATAACAAGCCATTAAAGTCTGATTATAGTTACTACTTCAATGCAGATAAAGACTTATCTGATATGAAACTAAAAGTTGAGTATCTTACAGAGTGTGTTGACACTTTAAAAGAGATACTAAATATTATTACATGGAGACATCAATCAATAAAGAATGCAATCGATTGGTTGAAATTCACTAACCCAGCAGGTTAATATATTATGCCCTCTTTCATTCCAGAACCAGTAATTGTTTTATCTCGTGCAGTTCCACCAGAGATATGTGATGAAATTATAGAGATAGGACTAAAAGAAACGAACTTATCATTTGGTCAAACAGGCCCATCTGGAGAGTTGGCAGAAGAAAATCATAGGACTCGTAAATCTGGAGTTGGGTGGTTAGATAGAGACCAAAAATTAAAAGATGGACTTTCAGTGTTTGACCATATAACACCACATGTAAGAAAAGTAAATGAAGATACATTTAAGTTTGATTTAAATTATCACGAATCATATCAGTTTACAATATATAAAGCACCAGATGAACATTATGAATGGCATTGTGATGGACACTTTGAACCATATACAGAAAAAGATTGTGAAGGTGACCCAAACATAGAAGAAAGGGTTGGTGGATATAGAAAACTTTCTTATAGTGTAAATCTTACACATCCAGATGAATATGAAGGTGGACACTTTGAATGGTGTGATGCATATGGTGTAAATCCTTTATATGACCCAGAAAGAGCAGTATTTAGAGCTCAACAAAGTGCAAGAGAACAAGGAAGTATAATCGTATTTCCATCTTTTGTATATCACAGAGTCACACCAGTGACAATTGGTAGGAGACACTCCTTAGTAGGATGGATAGCAGGCCCGACATTCAGATAACAAAAATCGACAACACGCATATAAGAGTAGATGGAGAACCATCTATTAAACAAGAGTTGTCTGATTACTTTACATTCCCAGTACCTGGCGCAAAGTTTATGCCTTCTGTTAAAAACAAATATTGGGATGGTAATATTAGACTTTACGCACAAACTACTGGTAAGTTGTATCTTGGACTGTATTATGCATTAGAACAATTTGCAAAAGACCGAGACTACAAGATTGAAGGGTATCAATGGGAAACAGATGTAGAGATAACAGATTTTACAGACAACTTAAATATGGGATTCCCTTTAAGAGATTATCAAGTTGAAGCAGTATCTCGTGCAATTAAATATAGAAGACAATTATTAGTGTCTCCAACTGCAAGTGGTAAGTCTGCAATTATCTATTGCATTGCGAGACACTTTTTAAAAATACATAAGAAAAGAGTATTGGTTATTGTACCTACAACATCACTAGTAGAACAAATGTCAAAAGACTTTGCAGATTATGGATATGATAAACCTATTGATAAGATGTATGGTGGAGATAAAGTTGGTAATACAGATATAGTTGTAACCACATGGCAAACATTATCCAGAATGCCGAAATCGTTTTACGATGGTTTTGGTGCAGTGTTTGGTGATGAAGCACACTTATTTAAAGCAAAAGTACTTACTGGTATCATGGAAAAAATGAAAGACATAGGTCATAGATGGGGATTGACTGGTACATTAGATGATACACAAACACATAAACTTGTACTAGAAGGTTTATTCGGGCCTACACATTATGTGACTACCAGTGCCGACCTTATGGATGAGGGTGTTCTTGCAGAGTTAGATATACAATGTCTGGTACTTAAATATCCACCAGAGGTATCTAAAGAAGTAGTACAAATGGATTATCCTAGAGAAATGGAGTTCCTTGCAGATAATGATAAACGAACACAGTTTATAAAGAACCTTACATTGGGTCAGAAAGGAAATACATTGATATTGTTTCAGTATGTAGATAAACATGGTAGAAAGATATACGATGCATTCCAGAAAGCTGGTATTAAATCATTCTTTATCTATGGTGGAACAGATACAATCAATAGAGAAAAGGTCAGAGAATTGATGGAACGAGAAGAAGGGTGTGTAATCATTGCATCGTATGGAACTTTTTCTACAGGTATAAATATTAAGAACCTACATAACATTGTCTTTGCAAGTCCTAGTAAATCAAAGATTCGTGTTTTACAATCTATAGGAAGAGTATTGAGAACAAGTTCTACAAAGATTAATGCAACTCTTTTCGATATTGCAGATGACTTAAGTTATAAGAAAAGAGAAAATTATACTTTAAGGCACTTTAAAGAACGAATAAATACATATAGTAAAGAGAAATTTAAATATACAATACATGAGGTGAAATTTTGAAGTGGTACGAAATATTATGGGGTCGAAACAAAAAGGGAGAAAATGAATCTCCAGACCCAGATGATTTATCAATTGAGAATGCATACAAAACTCGATGGATATGGTATCATACAATATTAGGACTTCTCATGTTAATGGCTAATTTTATTATGTTAGCAATCTTTTTACTACTTGCAATAAAACTATGAATCAATACAGATACATCAAACTAAGAAATGGTGAAGACATCATTGCAATTACTTCTGTAAAAGAAGATACTGGAACAGTTGAAATGACTCTTCCATGTAATGTTGGTTTAAGTCCATCTATAACTGGTAAGGGGTCAGTAATAAAATTGTCTCCTTTAGTTCCTTTTACTAGAGATAATAAGATTGTTATTGCAGCTTCTGAGGTGGTATATACAACATCTATCGATGACAAGTTTATTGCATTCTATGATAAAGCATGTAAAGACTGGATGCATCTTAGGGATGATATAGGATTAGATGTTATGTCTCCTAAACAGGAACTAGATAGAGGTTCGGATGCATTTCAACGAATGACTGAATTGATGAGAGAACAAAGAATGATTCCAGAGGAAGAACTTGCACTAGAAGAAGAGATGGAATTAATGGACGAGATAATTGAAGAACCCAAAAAGGTTATCCATTAATAGCTATATCCATCCTTTCCAAGGTACATATCTAGGGTAACATGGGTTTTAAAATGTGTCAAGGCTTAATTGGCTATATAAGTAACTTGACAAATAACAATATAATGAGATAATAGATATATGACTAAAGCTAAACCAGAACATTATGTAAATAACAAAGAGTTTACGGCTGCAATATCAGAACACAATCGTGCAGTGAAAAAAGCAATCAAAGAAGGTAAAGAACCACCTAGAGTATCAGAATACATAGGTGAATGTATCTATAAGATTGCAACAAGATTATCAACCAAACCAAACTTCATTAACTATTCTTATAGGGATGAAATGATTTGTGATGGTATCGAAAACTGTTTGCAATACATAAACAACTTTAACCCAGAGAAGTCTCAAAATGCATTTGCGTATATAACCCAAATTATATACTATGCATTCTTGAGGAGAATTCAAAAAGAGAAAAAACAAGCTGCAATTAAGCATAAGGCAATCATGAATAGTGGTATCCTTACTGATGCAGTAGATAGTATGGATGGAGATTCAACACAATACGATAATTCTTATGTTGAATTTCTACAAAACAACCTTGAAGAACCCAACTACAAACCTAGGGGTAAGAAGAAAGTAAAAGATTCTAGCCCAGTAGGTGTTGAAAAATATTTTAACTCAAATAAAAAATAAATGAAATTTGCAGTATTGAATGATACCCATGCTGGTGTCAGAAACGATAGTATACATTTCCACGAATATCAGAGAAGATTTTATGAAGAAGTTTTCTTTCCTTATTGTGTAGAGAATGATATTAAACATATAGTTCACTTAGGTGATTACTTTGATAAAAGAACTGGAATCAATTTCCTATCTTTACAAAGAAACAAAGAACACTTTATAGACCATCTTGTAAAACACAACATGACCATGGACTTAACTCTAGGTAACCATGACTTATATTATAAGAATACTAGTGAAGTGAATTCGTGTGACGCATTACTTAAGTATGATAACATAACAATATACAGAGATACTATTACTAAAGACTATGATGGTTGTCTTATTACATTGATTCCATGGATTCATAAAAGTAATATAGAAGACACTATGGAACATCTAGAACTTACTAACGCAGCTATAGGAATGGGACACTTAGAAATAGAAGGTGCAATGATGATGCCTGGCTATTATTCGTCTCATGGTCTTGGGTTTGAAACCTTTAAAAGATTTGAACATGTGTACAGTGGTCACTTTCATACTGGTTCTACAATGCAGAACATAACCTATCTTGGTTCACAAATGGAATTTACTTGGTCAGATTATGGTGACCCAAAAGGATTCCATATCTTTGATACTGATACTAGGGAAATGAAAAAGATTAAAAACCCTATTCGTATGTTTGAAAAAGTATTCTATGATGATTCTAAATTAACTCAAGAAGAAATACTTGCAATGGACTTCTCTCATTTGAAAGACATGTATGTAAAAGTTATTGTTATCAATAAAGAGAATCCATATTGGTTTGACTTGTTCATTGAAAAACTAAACAAGGCAGAAGTTATAGACTTTAAAGTTGTAGAAGACCATGGTAATCTTGGTGACATGTCAGACGAAGAAATGGCTGCAGATGCAGAAGACACACTTACAATATTAACAAAACATATCGAAGGAATGGAAATTACTGGAGATAAAACAAAACTAGAAAATTTAGTTAGGTCTCTTTATACAGAGGCACTTGACGAAGCTTCATGATAAAATTTAAATCAGTTAAATGGAAAAATTTACTTTCCACAGGTAATCAGTTTACAGAAGTCTTTCTGGGCAATCGAAAAGCAACTCTTATATTAGGAGAAAATGGTAGTGGTAAATCTACAATGTTAGATGCACTATGCTTTGGATTGTTTGGAAAAGGGTTTCGTAAAATATCCAAAAACTCACTCATCAACTCGGTCAACCAAAGAGGGATGGTTGTCGAGGTTGAGTTTGCAATTGGGTCAAAGCAGTATCG